ATGACACAGGACGATAGTTCATCCAGAAGCGAGCAGGGCGAGCCCGGGAAGAAAGGGCTCAATCTCGATCTGCTGTTCAGACCGGCAACTAGCGTACCGACCTCCGTCGGTACGCTGTACCTGTACGGTCTGCGTACTTCGGACCTTAGCGCCTTGGAGACGCTGCCCGGCGAGGAGCCTATGGCCCGCATCCGGGCTTTCCTGCCCCACATTGCGAGTTTGCTCGAGGCCAAGGGCTTCAAGGACGAACGACCGCCGCTTGCGACTGAGGACGTCGATCGGCTCTCGGATGCGGAAGTGGAACGTGTGGCTGAGGCTTATGCTGGGATGGTCCTGCGTGGGCAACGGGTAGATGGGAATGAAGGGGCGAAGCCTGAACGCGAAGTCACCGAACCGGCAGTGGCTTTCCTGGATCGACTGCTGAAGCACGAAGCCCAAGAACAGTCGCAACAGTTTCAAAAGATGCACGAGAAGATGCTTGCATCGACCAGCAGCATCTTCGATCAGGTCCGAAAGAGTTCTTCCACCCTGGGGACGACTCTCAGTGCGTTTGAGCGATTGACGAAAAGCTCACCGTCCGTCGAGATTCGTCCGTCGAACATGGATCACTTCCATGCCATGAACGAGCAGTTTGCTCGCCAGGCACGCGAAAGGGCCGAAGAGCTTGAGATGGTTAGGCTGACTGGGAAGATGACGGCTGAGTCGGCCAAGACGCTCAAAGACCTCGCCGAGGCGGCAACGGTCCTTCTGGAACAACTGGACGAACGAGACAAGAAGGCCGATCACTCCACGCGGAAGCAGATCACCATCGCTGTGTGGTCGGTCGGTGTTTCTGCGGTGCTGGCCTTGCTGGCGTTGATTGTCTCGGGCCTTGCCTACTACCAGGACAAGACCAACAACGAGTCTGGCGACAGGTGGCAATCGGAACTGATCGCTGCCGTTCGGGACGGCGGTGGACAGCGCGCGACCGCGGAAAAGGAGGCTCAGCGCCTGCGGGATCAGGTTGCTGCGTTAGAAGCCAAGATCGCGAGGATTGAATCTGCTCAGGCCGCTGTTTTGCCCGACAAGAGCGCAGCCTCAGCCGCCCGCCGTGCAACCAACCCCGGCAGGACCCTACCGCCGCCGTAGACCCATCGGGCAAGTTCGACACCAGCATTAGACCAGTCCCGGTGATTGACCCGCCGCCGTAGCGTCGAGGTCTGCAGCCGACCAGCACCAAGGTTGAAGGTGAAATCCACAATGGCGGCGAGTCGCCCCTCTGGCTCGGCGGCCAGCACCGGGCAGCAGCGCAGCGTGGCGGCCAGCGCCGATTGAAGGTCGCGCGCCAGATAGACCTCGGCTTCGGCCTCGGTGATCGGCGGATGCTTCGGGTCGCAGAGATGTCCGTAGCCGATGGTCCAGTACCCGGCCGGGCAGATGTACGGATGGGCGCGGCCGGGATCGGCCTTCGGCACGCGGTGGAAGCCCTCGAAGCGCTTGGCCAGGTCGACGGCCGCTTGGGGTACGGTGATCATGCCCGCACCCGGTCGAACACCCTTCCGAGGAACCAGAAGTTCAACACCCCGGCCCACAGCGCCTGATCGGCCTCGGTCCAGGCGTGCAGGATGGAGACGCCCCAGCCCGCGCCAGCAGTCACAGCGGCCGCGAACGCCGCCGACTTGGCCGCGCAGTACAGCGCCATGAACCAGTAGGTGATCACGGGCCGCACGCTGCTGGACAGCGCGTCGGCCCAACACACGCCGGTTTTCTCGCCCTGCGTGCGGACGGCTTCCCGCAACGTCTCGATGGCACCGACGTTCCACGCCGCGTCCGCGCTCGCGCCGATCTCGGCCATCCGCTGCGCGCCGCGCAGCTTCTCGAATTCGAGCGCCTTGTCCTGCATCGCCAGTTCGTGGCCGCGTTCGCCCTTGCGGTCGAGCCACTTGAGGATTTCGGGTGCGAGACGGAAGGCCCCGCCGAGAAGGCCACCGAGCAAGGTCTCGATCATTGCGAGCCTCCCATCAGCTTGAGCTTGATGGCCGCGCCGACCAGCAGCGCAGCCAAGATGCCGGTGGTGATGACCTTGATGGTCGTCTGCCACGCGGTGTGACGGGCATCGCGCCAAGCCTCGAGCAGATCCCGCAGTTCACGGATGTCGCGTGCCGCGTGGCCGTTTTCCAGGCCGAGGTGGGACAAGACACGCTCGGCACCGCGTTCGGCGGCGTGGGCGAGCAGTTCGTCGAAGTCCTCGCGGCGCAGCAGGAGCATGTTTTCCACAAGATCTACCGGCGGCCGAGTCTGATCGTTGGCGATTTCGGTTTCCGGATTCATTGCTTTCATCTCCTTATGACCTTGCTCCCCATCGATCAGGGAGAGGCCAGGCTGGTTTTGCACATCAGCTGCAACGCATGACGCCTGGACTGCGGCTCGATCACCGATTCGATGTCGTAGATCTGGCCGTCCCACAGCACCCGCATGACAGAAGTAACGCCGGGCCGGTACCGCATCCGGATACGCACCGTGGTTTGCGACTGCAACGCCTGCGCCGCAAAGAACTCGCGCCCCTGCAAGGGTTCAATCGAAGCCCACACAGTGGCCCAAGGCGACCAGGTGTAAATCACCTCGCCCCAGTCGTTTTGGGTCATTTCGTAGTTCTGGATCTCGATGCGGTGGCGCAACCGCCCTGCGGGCAGGATCAGCATCGCGGCACGCACCAGGGATCGAGCAAGGCGTCAGCAAAGCCTCGCGGCAACTCGACAGTGCTGCCAGCCACCAGGGCTTCGCGCTGTTCGTACCAGGTACCGATGCGCAGCAGCATCCATTGCCGGATGGATGTCGGCACCGCCTGCGCATTGCCGAATCCACAGACCACGGTCACGGTGGCGGCCTGCTGCGTGGTCAAGGTCGGGGGCCAGCGCCCATCCAACGTGTAGGGTGCATCACTGGCCAGGCTCTGGATTGGCAGCAAGCCCTCCAGAACGCCGCGCTCGCCCGCCGCCAGTTCCAGCTCCCAAGTCTGGGTGATCAGCCTTTGGCCCGTGAGGAACTCCACCTGCTCGCGGGCCGCGGTGATGAGCGCCGTGATCAAGGCATCGTCGTCATTGAGATCGACCCGCAGATGCAGCTTGGCTTCGGCCAGCGTCAGCGGCTCGCCCACGGGCGGCACCGTCAGAGTTGCCCGCATCACGTCGCCTGCTGCAAGGCCTTGACCGCCCCGCCCACGTCGATCAGATTGCCGTCGTGGCGCGAGAACGCCAGGAAACCGACCTGTCCTTTCTCGGTGTACTTGGAGTCGGTGAGCCGGAACAGCGACACGGCCAGCACATCGCGGATCAGATATTTCGAGAAGTCCCCGAACAGCACCGCCTTGGCCTCGGAGGCCAGCACCGGCACATGCTGGTTGATGGTGTAGGGGTAGCCCAGCACGGTGTCCGGCTCACGCACGGCCACCCCCGGCAGCCACAGCGGGCGCTTCTGGTCATCCTTGAGCTTCTTGATCGCCTTGAGCGTGCTGTCGTGGAACATGAAGCGGCAGCGCCCCGCCTGCCGGTAGGCCGGATCGACGCTGTGCTCCAGATCAATCAGTTCATCGAAGGTGATGGCCGCAGCGGTCGCTGCGTTCGCCCCGACACTGGCCGCCGTCACGATGCCGGTCGGCTGGCCCACGCCAGTGCCCACGGTGAAGTGCCGGTTGGTGATGCGCGCAATGCGCTGGGCCAGGCGCTGGTTGATGTGCGCCTCCAGGTCGATGATCGCGTCCTGCAGGAGTTCGAAGGGCACGGCCACCGATTTCGAGCTGTACTTGTAGGCGCCGATGGACTTGACGCCGAACGTGAAGTCCTGCGCCGTGACCGACTGGTTCTCACCGACGATCTCGCCCTCCTCGGCGGTGGCATTGGTGGTCGGGTAGTTGATCGGGTTGCCGCTGGCCGTGGGCAAGGTGGTGGCCACCTCGCGCATGCCACCGAAGGCCGCCATCGCCTCGATCAACTGCCGAGCCACATCGGTAGGTACCAGATAGCCACCCTCGGCAGGCACCGTGGTGCCCATGCTCGCCTGGATGCTGGCCGCCTTGCGCGCCACCGCCTGCTGCTGCTCGTAGCTCAGGGCGTTGATGCCGCCACGCAGCCAGGTCACGAAAATGGCCTTCTCCTGCTGCAACTGGTGGGCGGCCTCGTCAGCGGACACGCCGCGCTCGTCGCTGCATCGCTCCACCGCCGCATGGTTCTGCGCATCCAGGTCATAGGCCTTTTGCTGGCGCGCAATCTGGGCATCGAGCCGGTCGATGTCGGCGACCAGGCGGTCGTATTGCTGTTGCTCGGCGTCTTGCCACTGGTCGCCAGGGTGCTGGTCGACCAGGTTGCGCAGGGTCTTGGCATGGAGGGCACGCTCTTCGCGCAGGGATTGGATGCTCATGGTTTTCTCCGTTGGGGCAGACGTAAAAAAGCCGCCAGAGAGATCTCGGGCGGCGGGGAAGGAACGGGGTGAGGAACAGAAGAAGGAATCGGGAACAACAGGTCGCAGGCTCAGGCGCAGCGCTCAATCACGGCCAGGCGCCGCCATCGCTCGCGCGCGTCGCTCTCGGGGGAAGCGCGGGAATGCATCAACGGCGCATCCCGGTAGGCCGAGAGGTTCCAGCGTTGTTGCGGTGCGGCCGACGCGGACATTGCACCGGGCACGGCAATGCGATCCACCAAGCCCACACGCAGCGCTTCCTGCGCGGTGAACCAGGTTTCCGCATCCATCCAGCCCTTGACGGTGGCGAGGTCTTGGCCGCTCTTGCGCTGGTAATCGGCAGCGATGCTCGCGTCAACCTTTTCCAGCGTGAGCGCCATCTCCAGCAGGTCGTGGCGGTTGCCCAGCACCACGCCCCAGGCGTTGTGGATCATCAGGAAGGCGCCATCGCTGATCTCGACCTCGTCGGCGGCCAGCGCCACATAGGAAGCTGCAGACGCGGCCAGGCCATCGATGTGGGCGACGATGCGCGCCGGGTGCTCGCGCAGCGCGGTGGCCATTGCACGGGCATCGAACACGTCGCCGCCTGGAGAATTGATGCGCAGATGGATCACTGGTGCGCTGATCGTGGCCACGTCCTGCACGAACCGCGCCGCATCCACCCCGCCCCAGGCATTGGCGCCGATCACGTCGTAGAGCCAGATGGTGGTGGCGCCCTCCGCTGCATCGGCTGAAACCTGGCAGGCGTAGCGCCGGGGCGTGTGGGCGTTGTCACGCAGCAGTTGCTGCAGACGGTTGTGAGGCATCGTTGAGAGAGGCAGCATCGCTGAAGTCCTTGGGTTGGGCCAGGTGGTCACCGCCCGCCACTGGCGGGAGGTTTTCCAGTCGGCGGATTTCGTTGGGGGTCATCCAGGCGGGGTTTTGTGTGCCGCCCAGCGCCCGCGTGTAGTACTCGGCGCGGGCCTTGGAGTCGCCACGCAGCAAGCCTTCGACGTTGAACTCGACGAACAGCCGCTCGGTACGGAAGCACTTGCGGTTGATCTCCTGCTCGATGCGGTTGAGGTGCGGCGCCAGCGTGTACTGCACGAAGCCGATGCCCTGCTGCTCGATGCCCGAACCCCAGGATGTGGACTTGTCCGTCTCACCCACCATGTGCGGCGGCACGCCGAAGGCGCGGGCGATGTCGGCCACCTGGAAACGCCGCGCTTCGATCAGCTGCGAGTCCTGCGCCGAGAGCGTGACCTCCTTCAAGTCTGTGCCCTCGGTCAGCACGATGGGCAGACTCGCGTTGTGCGCGCCGCCATACTTGCTGGCCCAGATGCGGCGTAGGTTGTCGATCTGCTCCTGGGTCATCTTGCCGGGCACCTTGAGCGCCACGTCCGGATGCGCGCCGCTGGCGAAAAAGCGGGAGCTGAAGGCCTCGGCCGCCAAGGCCAGGCCAATCGCTTCTCGGGCCGCATGGCGGATCACACTCATGCCGCGCGCACCGTCAAAGCCAAAGCCCGGGATGTGCAGGATGTCGTCCTGGTCGCGCCCGAGCCACTCGCCATCGCGGCAAAATTCGTAGCGCAGGCGTCCGTCAATCTGGCGTATGCCCACAGCGCGGCTGTCCAGGGGGCGCAATCCACGGATGGCACCACCCCGGCCCCGTTCGATTTCGGCCAGGGCGTCTCCCGAGAGCAGCATCTGTGCCACCAGGTACTCCCAGAACACTGCCGCCGACACCGTGGAGCACGGCTGTTCGTTCAGCAGCCACCACAAATCATTGCGCACCCGCTCACGACTGTCCTCGGTGCGGCGGTACACCGCCAACGGCAGACTGGCGATGGCCCCGGCGATCAGACGCACGCAGGCATAGACCGCCGTGACGCGCATGGCCGAGGATTCGTTGACCGCCATACCCGAGGCGGCAGGGCTACCTGCCAGCAGTTCGTACAGCTCGGCGCTGCCCAAGGCCAGCGAATTGCGCACGGAGGGCACCGCATTGTGCTGATCTTGCTGGCCCCACAGTCGTTTCCAAATACTGCGAAGACTCATAGCGCTACAAATCCTTGTTCGATGAAGCCGGTGTCGCCGTTGTCCAGCAGCAGCCGGTTGAGCGCCATCAACACCGCGATCACGCCGTCAATCTTGTTTTCCGGACGTTCCTTGCGCGGGTAGATGTTGTCCTTGGCGTCGCGGTGGCAGACCACGTTGCTGACCATCCAGGTGAGCACCGGGTCGCCGTCAAACGCCCACTTGCCCTGCAAGACCAGGGCCTCGAGCTGTTTCATCGGCTCAGAGAAGTTCAGCACCGTGGGCCGCACCTCGATCATGGGCAGGCCCTCGGCCAGCATCCGGGTCGAGAATTGGGTGGCCTGGAATGGATCGAAGGCCACGGCCTTGATCTCGAAGCGAGAGGCGGCGTCCAGCAGCTCCGCCTCGATCAATCCGAAGTCAGTGACATTGCCCGGCGTGGCCAGCAGACGGCCCGCGTGCATCCGGCCCTGGTACTGACTGTTGGCGGCGGCGAACACTGTGTCCTCGGGCAGGTAGTGGCGCACGAATGCCATCACCCTGCCCTCGCGCTTAAAGAGGAACGCCATCGAGGCGATGTCCACCTTGCTGGCTAGATCGATGCCGATCCAGCAGGGCTCCCCCTCGAAGTCCTCTGGGCGCAGGTGGCTATCAGCGCAGCGCTCCCAGGCCCGGATGTCCATCCAAGCTGTGTCCACGCTCACCCAGTCGTTGCAGTGCTTGGTACGGAAGTTGTTGGTGGCCGAGGGCAATTGCAGCGCCTTGGCCTGCAGCGGCAGGATGACCTCCGGGCGTACCGAGATGCCCCAGTTGGGGTTGGCTTTCACCAGCGCATCTTCCGTGGCCCAATCGTCGCCGTCGTCCAGGCCGTAGATGATGCCGAACTGGCTGTCGTCCTCAACCTGACCGCCCAGCACGCGGGTGACGAAGCTGCGCGCCTCGTAGCAAATGCCCGCCCGATCCGATCCGGCCGTGGTGATCACCCACAGCAGGGAGTTGTCGCGCTTGCCGGTGCCGGTCTCCACCACGTCGTAGACGGTGCGGGTCTTGTGGGCATGCAACTCGTCGATGCAGCCGAAGTGGATGTTCAGGCCATCCAGCGTCGAGCCTTCGGCAGATAGGGCTTCGAACTTGGAGGCAGTGTTCAGTACGTGGATGTTGTGCGCGCCCACGGTGACGCCATAGCGGGCCCTGAACCCCGAGGATTTGCGCGCCATCTGCTGTGCATCGCCGAACACGATACGGGCTTGGTCGCGCGTGGTGGCCAGGGAATAGCATTCCGCGCCGCCCTCGCCATCGGCAGTGAGCATGTACAGGCCCACGGCGGACGACAGGGTGGATTTGGCATTGCCGCGCGGCACCTCGATGTAGGCGCGCCGAAAGCGCCGCCGGCCATCGCGTTTGACCCAGCCGAAGATGGTGCTGAGGATGAACACCTGCCAGGGCTCCAGCGTGATGGGCGTGCCGGCCAGCGGCCCCTTGATGTGCGGCAAGAGCTCGACGAAGGCGCACAGGTTGTCAGCGGGCCGGTACTTGCGGCCCATCGCATCGGTAAGCAGTGGATTGAATCGGTAAGGTGAGGCGCGGCCCTTGAAGCGCGCCAGATCATCCAACTGCCGCTGGCAGGCGCGCCGCACCCACTGGCATGCAGGGATGTCGCCTGCGACTATTGCCTCGGCATAGCTCGTGGCGGTCGCTACATACTTGCGCGCACTACTGGTCATTTTTTAGGGCAGCCAACGAAAGGAAAAGAGCTTTGAGCACAAACACTGATGAATTGGTGCAGCTGTTGCTTCAACAAATGCAAATCCAACGCGGCCAAATAGAAGCCCTGACGTGCGCGGTCAATGCGCTCACGGTAGTCGCTACAGGGACTAAGCCGGAATTGGCGAACATATTTGCCGATATGTTTCTCGACCTATCTCGCCGCAGAGAGAATTCTTCTACCGAACTGGACACTGATCTAGCACTGGGCGGTTTTAGATCAAAGCTCGAAGATGTGATCGGTTACGTGCCTCGTTAACCACAAGTCAGCCGCCAGCAATCGCCGTCCAAGGATCATCGGCGGCGCTCGCATCGCGCTTGACCACCACGCGCGAGCGCGAGGCGGGCGTGAATCCCATCTCGGCAGCGGCCTTGAGCATGATCTGCGCTTGACGATTGACGATGGCCAGGTACGGGGACTGCATCGGAACGCCCGTGTTTGGCGCTTTGATCAGCATCCCGGTGCGGGCGAGTTTTTCGCTGGCCTCCTGATACAGATCGAAGGCCACCACCCAGACGGCAAACACCGAGGCGTCGACGTCCTTGAGCAGGCCGGGCGGCGAGAGTTCGACCACTTCGCGCCAAGTGGCCTGCTGGCGCTCGGTGAGCCAGGCGGGTGGCGCGGCCAGGTCGGTGCGCGGCTGCGGTTCGTGGGCGTTGAGCGCACGTTTGCCGGGGTTGCCGGCGATCAGTTTCAAAGCAGTGGGTTTGGGCTTTCGGCCTCGCATGGGATATCTCGGTGCTGGGGGGGAATCCCCCCTGTCACAAATTCGCGGGTACAAAAAAATGAGGGACCGCGCGGACACGGGCCCGGCGGCGCTGAAGTTCGCCTCCCCCTGTCCCGAGGGGTCACGGGCAGTTATCGGCGCGGGTTGCCGAAGCCGCCGTCCTCACGGGCGGTCTTGGACGCGTGGCAGGAAACGCACAGCGGCTGCAGGTTGCTGCGCTCGTTGTTCATGGCGTTGCCGTCGGCGTGGTCAACAACGGTGGCCAGCTGCACCCGGCCTGAGCGTGCGCAATGCACGCACAGGGGTTGCTCGCGCAAGACCTCGGCACGCAGCGCGCGCCAGCGCGCATCGCCGGTGTGCCAGGCCCGACGGGTCTGACGGGCCTTGGCCCGGGCGGTGTTGTCCCACTGGCGCCGATCGCCTTGGTGGCGAGGGCAGTAACCACTGCCGTCCTCCACCAGCGCGGCGCAGCCAGGGTGGCGACAGGGCAAGGGAGCGGATCGGGGCATGACATCTTTGTTGCGCAAAGGCGGACAGAACGCTTGGCTTTGATCGGGAACAGCGCGTTCATCACGTCACCCCATCAACCACTCCCAAGGAGCAGCAAATGACCACCACCCAACTCACCCCGGCCCAGCACGCCATCCTGGCCAAGGCCATCAATACCAGCGGCGGCAAGATCGACTGGTTTCCCGACCACGTCAAAGGCGGCGCGCGCAAGAAGGTGCTCGACGGCCTGTTCAACCGCGCCCTGATCACGCCCGATAGCGAGGGCTGGCGCGTCGCCGCCGAGGGCTATGACGCCCTGGGAATGGCACGCCCCGCGCCCACTGTTGCGCCACAGGCCGCACCCGAGGCGACAGTTGCCACCTTGGACCCAGACCCAGACCTCGAGGCCGACGTGGCCGCGTGTGAGGCCCAGTGGGCCAAAGAAACCAAGCCTCGCACCCGCGAGAACAGCAAGCAGGCTGAAGTCATCCGGATGCTTCAACGTCCCGAGGGCGCGACCATCGGCCAGATCTGCACCGCCACCGGCTGGCAGGCACACACCGTGCGCGGTACCTTTGCCGGGGCCTTTAAGAAAAAGCTGGGCCTATCCATCGTCTCGGACAAGCCGCAGGGCGGCGAGCGGGTCTACCGCATCGCCTGATCAGAAGGATCGAGAAAGGGGCCAAGCAGCGCTTGGCTTCTCAATCGAACAGCGCGTTACTACGGGTGTCGCAACGATCAACTCGAAGGAGCCAGAAATGAACGCCACCACGCAAATCCCCACCACCCAAAACGACGCCTGGGGCTTCTGGGGCACGATGGGTGAACACGCCGCCGCTGCGTGGCCGATGGCGATGGCCTCCATCGCGGACACCACGGGCGAAGATCTCGACAACATCCGGGCTTTCCTCGACAGCCGCCACGGGCGCCACTTTGCGGACGATGTGCAGAACAGCCTCTACATCGGCAAGACCCTCAAGGACGCCATCGACGCCGCCACGCAGACGTGGATGGGCTGGACGATTGGCCGCCAGACCAGCAAGGACTACGGCATCCCGCGCGGCGTGCCCTACCTGACGGGCTTCGTGATTCACTGCGCGATCATCGAAGAGCAGGAAGCCGCCTGATCGAACGCCACGCCATCCACCTCGCGGGTGGCCTGCTGGCCAGTCCAGTCCTGCCAACGCCGCACGATCACGTCGACGTACTTCGGGTCGAGTTCGATCAGCCGCGCCTGTCGCCCTGACTTCTCGGCGGCGATCAACGTCGTGCCCGAGCCGCCGAAAGGGTCGAGCACCACGTTGCCGGGGCGGCTCGAATTGCGGATCGCGCGCTCGACCAACTCCACCGGCTTCATCGTCGGGTGCAGGTCGTTCTTCTGCGGCTTCTTGATGTTCCAGACGTCGCCCTGATCCCGGTCGCCACACCAGTGCCGCTGTGCGCCCTCGGGCCAGCCGTACAGGATCGGCTCGTACTGGCGCTGGTAGTCGGCGCGCCCCAGAGTGAAGGTGTTCTTGGCCCAGATGATGAAGGTCGACCACTTGCCACCGGCAGCGCGAAAGGCGGCCTGCAGCACATCCAGTTCGCTGGAGGACATCGCCACGTAGATACCGCCCCGGCAATGGGCCACGGTGGGCGTCAGTGCCGCCAGCAGGAAGTCGTAGAAGCCTTCACCCAGGTTGTCGTTCAGGATCGCGCGATCCTTGCCGCGCATCTTGTCGCGGGCAGAGTTGGCGTAATTCACGTTGTACGGCGGGTCGGTGAAGACCATGTCCGCCACCGCGCCTTGCATCAGGTGGTCGTAGCTCGCGGCCACGGTCGAGTCGCCGCACAGCAGCCGGTGCTGGCCCATGATCCAGACATCGCCCGGACGCGAGATGGGTGTCTCGCTGAGCTCGGGCACCGCATCCTCATCGGTCTGGCCCTCGTTGTCCGGCTCTTCGCCCGCGATGAGTTCGGCCAGCGCGTCGGCGTCGAAGCCGGTGATATCGAGGTCGAAGTCTTCCAGCTGCAAGGCTTCCAGTTCGATGCGCAACATTGCGTCGTCCCAACCCGCGTTCTCGGCGATGCGGTTGTCCGCGATGACCAGGGCGCGGCGCTGCGTTGGCGTCAGGTGATCCAGCACGACCACCGGTACGATCTCCAGTCCGAGTTTCTGGGCGGCGACCAAGCGCCCGTGACCTGCAACGATGATGCCGTCGCTGCCCGCCAGGATCGGATTGATGAATCCGAACTCCACGATGCTGGCGGCGATCTGCGCCACCTGCTCCTCGGAATGGGTGCGCGCGTTGCGAGCGTAGGGCAGCAGCTTGGCGGTCGGCCACTGTTCGATCTTGTTGGCCAGCCAGTTCATGCCATCACCTCGATGTCAGAGCTGGCAGCGCGCTCGGCGGCGACCTGCTCGAAGGACTGACCGGTGGCGATCAAGCTGACCGGCACGCAGGGGTGGTTCTGCTGGAAGCGTTTGATGGCGACGTCCACGTACTCCGGCGCGATTTCCACACTGCGGCAGATGCGGCCCGTTCTCTCGGCAGCCAGCATCGTTGTGCCGCTGCCGCCGAAGGGTTCGAACACGATGTCGCCCGCATCCGTATAGGCCTCGATGACGAACTCCGGCAGCGCCACCGGGAACACGGCGGGGTGGTCGATGTCCTGACCGATCTTGCCCTTGTGGCGCATCACGCGGATCACGCTGTCGGGGATGCGCGTGTCCTGCGTCGGCAGCCCCTTGTGCGTCCAGCCGCCCACCTCGCCATCCTTGCCGCGCATCGCGGTGGACGACCCGTCGGCGCGCAGGTGGGATTCCTGGCCTGCGTGCTTGCAGGGGACGATCTTGTTCGGCTTACGGCTCTCCCGGTTGAAGTGGAAGACGAACTCGAAGCTCGGCGCGAAGCGGCCTGCCCAGTCGCCGGGCATCCCCGGCCCCTGGTCCCAGACGTACCACGCAAAGCGCCGCCAGCCCTGCTGGCGCATCCAGCCCAGCCAAGCGTCCCAATACGAGATGACCTCGTTGTCGCGGTGGATGAGGCCCAGGTTGACCAACACCTGACCGTCGCCTGCCATCGGCAGGTGTGCGAACACGCCGCGCATCAGGCCGTCCCAATCGGAGATGCCGCCCGAGGTGTAGTCGCGCTGGTTGCCGTAGGGCGGCGAGGTGAAGCACAGGCGAGAGACTTCACCCTGCATCAGCGCAGCGACCACGTCCCGGTCGGTGGCGTCACCACAGATCAGGCGGTGCGGGCCAATCGCCCAGACATCGCCCGGCCGGGACACTGCCACGACGGGTGCTTCTGGCACGTCGTCAGCCGCGTCAGGCTCGTCGGCTTCGGACTCTGATTCATCATCTGCGACGGCCGCCGCACTGGTGAGCAGTGCCTCGATCTCGGCATCCTCGAAGCCGGTCAGAGCGAGGTCGTATCCCGCGTCGGACAGCTCAGCCAGTTCCAGGGCGAGCATTTCTTCGTCCCAGCCCGCATCCAGTGCCAGCCGGTTGTCGGCGATCACGAGTGCCCGCTTCTGCGCGACGGTTAGATGGGCCAGTTCGATCACCGGCACCTGATCCAGGCCGAGCTTGCGCGCAGCGGCCAAACGCCCGTGCCCGGCGATGATGCCGTTGTCGCCGTCGACGAGGATCGGGTTCGTCCAGCCGTACTCGACGATGCTGGCCGCGATCTTGGCGATCTGGCTTTCGGCGTGCGTGCGCGGATTGCGGGCGTAGGGAATCAGCGCCTCGACCTTGCGGTACTCGACGTTGAGCGTGTTCAAAGTGGAAGTCCCAAAAGCAAAACCCGCCAAGCGTTGCCGCAGGGCGGGTTGGTTGAATGAAGATTCTGGTGGGGTGGTAACTGCGCCTGGGGGTGGTAACCGGGGCGGTAACCTGGCGGACTGGTAACCTTGCCCGCGCCCTAACGCTAAAAAAGCGTCGCGCTCGCGCCCCCCGCATTGCGATTCGGGAAGGAAGGACCCCGTTTGCCTCGGGCCGCTCGCCGAACCGTCACCGCTGTCCAGAAGATAGCTGAAATACTACCCCCGACTGGGCTGTTTTGTTGCATGCCTGCCGAGCCTCGAAACGGACAAGCAAGGCAAGGCGAGGACAAATGCGGCAAGCATTACCCTAAATTGCCCACGTTTTTGGACGGCGGCCGCACGCCTTCGCCGTTGAGGCTCGTCGCCACGATCTCCAAGGCCCGTTGCCACCTGCGCCACGCCGTCGTGCGGTCGCAGGCAAAGCGGATCGTGATGTCCCGCCAGCCGTAGCGCTTGGCCCGCATCCACACGAGGTGGCGCTGCTCGACCTCCAGCCATTGCACCCAGCGCATCGTCTCCAGCATCCGGTCGATGGCCTCAGGGCTGGGCGGGAAGGGGCGGTACACCTTCTCGTCCGCAGCAAAGGCTTCCCACTCCGTGCGGACGAATGCAGGCCAGCAGTTGAAGTAGCCCTGCACACGCACGGGGGGCAGGCGTCGTCCGGTGGTGGCTGCATCCTCAAAGCGTGCAGCCACGTCCTCAATCGTCCAGGGTGTGCGAAGGTCAGCCATGGCGTCGTCCTCCTGCGCCGTACAGGCGCTCGCCGATCTGGCGCACCAGTTCGCGTTCCATCCAGTCCAGGCGTTCGTCGTCGGGCGAGACGACCAGGATGTGCTGGTCGCGCCAGCCACGTTGCTTGATGGCGTCCAGATCCTGGACGTCAGGTTGCAGACGACCGAGGGGGCAGCGGTACTGGGGCGTCGGGATCTTCATCTCACACCTCCTCACGTGTGTGCTGCTCGATGGCCCAGTGCAGCAGAGCCAGCGCGTCGGCTTCGTTGTCGTCGGCAGGTTGGTGGCCACGAGCCCGGACAGACGCCACCATCTCGTCCTTGCTGGCGTTGCCCTTGCCGGTGGCGTGCTTCTTGATCGTGCCGACCGGCACGCCCTGGTACGGGATCTGGTGGTGCTCGCACCACGCAGTGAGCGTGGCGAGAAACCCGCCGTAGGCGTGTGCGGCATCGGTCGAGACGTGGCGGCGCACTTCCTCGAAGTGCAGGCAGTCGATGCCGTCACACGATTGCTTGATCTCGGTGAGCCAGCGCTTGAAGCGCAAAAAGCGCATCCCGCCGCCTTCGAAGCGATGCGGCCGGAAGCTCTCAGCGCCGCTGGTGATGTGGTCGTCGCTGCCGCGCAGCGCCCAGCCGGTGGTGGTGCCCAGATCGAGGGCGAGGATCGTCGTGGTCATGGTGTCAGTCCTTGTCCGGTGCGGGTCTGACGCAGCTGACACGGAATATCGAAACCCTCCAGAGGCGCGCACACGCGCGCACGCGTAGGAGTTACGACAAACTGCGTCAGCTGCGTCAGACGGCGTGGTTTTCATGGGGTCAGTTGTCCGCGTAGGGGGTATAGGTAGGCGTCGGCGGGTGCTTGAGGCCAATGCCCTGAAACCCGCGCACGCCCATCCCGTTTCGCCATTTGTCCAACCCGCGCGTGATGAGCAGATCGGAGAAGCGGCGTTGTGCGCCAACAAACTCGCCAGCGGCTTCAGCCCACTGCTTCCAGTCGTTGAACAGTTCGGCGGTCAGCGATTTGGCGTTGGGCTCGCGCACGCAGCGCTCATCGAGCCAGCGGCCCAGCGCGTCCTCGGCCTCGAAGTACTCCTCGGTCGCTTCCACCAC